ATCGTTGATCGCCTGAACGGCGTCGTTGTGACTCATGCGAACAGCTCCATCTGCAGGACCGTGGCCTTGGCCGTCAGCTTGGCAGCGATGCCGCCCCACTGGTCAGCCATGGCGTTGGCGAAGCCGGCAAAGAACTTGCTCCGCTTGTGGCCTCGATCGGCGCTCGGCCCCATGCGATCGGCGCCGCAGGGTGACTGGTTGGCCCATCGTTTGACCGGCTTGCCCTTGTAGATCTCGTCCCGGCCCTCGACAAAGTCAGCCGGATCTGCGACCAGCTCGGGGAGCTCCCGGCGCCAGAGGTAGGTCTCTTTGCTGTGGTCGTGGCCGAAGCGATACGGCTGCACCATCTGGCTCTCGAATCCCGGCAGGACGCCGGCTGTGCCGATGCAGCTCTTGGGGTTCTCGACGCACATCTTGTCGATCGGCGCCTCGCCCAGATCCCTGACAAATTCCAGCGCCAGCAGGCGGTTGGCTTCTCGGGTCCGCTCCGGGTCGTGCTTGGGTTGGCAGCGCCAGAGCTGGCAGGCTGCGATGAATGTGCAGGGCGGGTGCATGATGGCCATGTGCCAGCCATCGGTCAGGACGTCGCGGACGTCGCCCTGATAGTGTGGGCCCGGTGACTCGGTCGGCAGAACGTCGCAGGACATCACAGAATGACCTCTCGCGGCGAATGCGTCCCTGACTGTGCCACTGAACTCGCAGCCGATCAGGATGCGACTCAGGCGAAATGACGAGTCCTTGGCGCGTTGCCAAGCGTCCTCGATCTCGGGAGCAAAGTCGGACCAGCTCCAGTCGCCTCCGGTGAAGTCCTGCAGACCTCCCCACTGACAGTTTATTGCTTCGGCCATCAGGTCGTTGGCGTCACAGAAATCGTGAACGTGGTCAACCTGGGCCTCGAGCTCCTCGGCGTTGCGATCTCGGATCGCTTTCAGCTCTGCCTCGGAGTGCGCCGCTCGAACGGCCGCGGAAAAGTCCGCGGCCAGACGAGTGACATCGAGCCGGTGAAGGCGCTCGATCATGCCAGTTGCTCCCGCACCAGAGCATTGTCGCGGCGCTCCAGCTCGGCTTTCATGGCCACCTTGAGGTCTGCCTGATAATTCGGCAGGGCCCGGTAGCCGTGGTCGTGCATGGTCAGCTCGACCGGCGATCCGAGAGCAGCGTGAACCGCGCTGACGTTCATCAGCTTGAACTCAATCGAGCCCCGGTTGCGGTTGCTCAGCGCCTCGGGGTGCTTGCCCTCGTCGCTGAACTGGTAGGTGCGGATCATGCCCGCCTTGTTGTAGCTGCAGGGCGCCAGTGCGCATTGCAGCATGTCGAAATACAGCCGTATTACAGCCGCGTTTTCAGTGTCGTTCCATGGTGGTGATCTCATAACTTTCCTCGCGTTTAACAGGTTCTCAGGTCGGCAGCATTGCCGCCTGAGGCTTGCAGTTTTGCGGCCTGCTCGAGGCAGCGAGCAGGGTCAGCGATGACCTTGCCGTTGCTGTCGCAGACATTGTGCATTCTCGCCCAGTGATTCCAAGCGAACGACCGGCCGAGGCCGACCGTGGTACTCGTAGATGGCCACCGCTGGCCGGAGCCGATCAGCTCCATAAAGCCGGCGCCCATCTCAATCTCGTCGAATCTGGTGTGGTGTCCTGTCATGGCCGTGACCTCCATCTCGAGAGCCTTCTCGAACAGGTCAGGGTGTGTGCCGGCCAGCCACCAGAGCTCCCATTTCTGGGATGCAGGGCAGAAGTAGCAGGCGCTCTTGATCGGTACAGGCAGCCCCTCGTCGAGGATCAGGGCGATGCACTCGCCTCGAGCCATGCCGAGCTGCTGCAGCGGATAGCGGTAGTCGAAATGCGCGTCGGTCTCCTTGAGTTTCTTGGAGCGGCGCAGGTCAGCGGGTCCCGCATCGTAACCTATGAGTTTCACAGGCTTGATCCCGCGCCGCTGACAGTCGAGCCAGATCGGATGCGGGTCCCGCTTGTTCGGTCCAGACATGCAGCCCCGGAGGTACTGGTCCTGCGGTCCCTGCTTCCACTTGATGCTGCAGGACTTCATGCCGAAGGCCAGCGATGGCAGGGTCTCGTTGTCTGTGCAGTTGCCGGTCAGCGTCGTGTAGCCTGTACTCGGCAGCGTTGCTTTCTTGCATGTGACGACCTCGGGGAAACCGACAGACCTGCACCATTCGCTCATGGTCTTGACCATGGCGTAGGTCTCCGGCTTCTCGGCGCCGACATCGGCAAACGTGATTAGGTCCGGGGTGATTCCTGCCCGGTGCAGGGCTATCAGCATGGCGGTCGAGTCGACGCCGCCACCGTAGCAGACGACGACCGGAGAGCCCTCAGGGAGCTCGATCCGGCCGGGTCGATACATCGGGAACAGGTCAGGCTGTGCAGCCATCAGAACAGCTCCAGATTGTCGTGCTTGGTGTACTTGCGGAAGGACCGCCATGTCTCGGTGCCGGCTGGCGCCTTGGCTGGTGCGGCCCATGCTGGAGCCTTGTCGATCGCGGTAAAGGTGTAGATATTGTTGATTCGGTGCCGGCGCCCTTGGCTCCAGTCGACGACCTTTCCGTCAACCATGGCGGCAACGTGGCCCCGGACCCTGACGACGAAATTGCCTTTGCGCAGCTTGCGGTCACGCTCGGCGGTTATCATCGTCTTGGCGCTGTAGTCCCTGTAGTCGAGCTCCTCCATGAGGAACCCCAGAGACTTGGCGGCAGCCTTGCCGATTACCGGCCAGTTGCAGCCGCGCCGTGGTCTGCGGCCAGCCTTGGCCAGTGCGGCGTGGCAGTCGTCGTAGGTGCAGCCAGTGGCAGCGGTCAAGGCCATGACGGTGCAGTCGTGCCGCTCGCCGTGGGCTCTGCTGGCCGTGGCCATGGTGTCCCAGAGTGTCTTGCTGTCTGAGGCCATCACTTTGCAGCCCTCAGGTAACAGTGCTGCCGGATGACCAGAATAGCCAGCCATCCGAGACCGCCGATCAGGGTGATAATGTCGTTGGTGTGTTCCATGTCGTTCCTCGCGGTTGGTTTGTCAGGGCCGCTCCGCTTCCGGGTTGGCCGAAGGCCACCTTACCCGGAAATCCTTTCCGCTGTCAACACCCTGAGGGAAAAAAGACTACAATCCGCAGCACCACTGGCCCGAGGAGCAGCACCTTGCAGGCAACGACACAAAAGACGGGGGAGAATCCGCAGGGTTCTGAGGTCCGTGCGAGGAGGGGAGGTGCCGCGTCAATCTTCACTCCCGCTCTGTTCACGACCATCACCGACCGGATCAGCCGGGGCGAGTCACTGAGGAGCGTTTGCCGGGACCCGGAAATGCCGCACAAGTCAACAGTGCTCAGGTGGCTGCGTGAAATGCCTCAGCTCCGCGACCAATACGCGGCCGCGCGCGACGATCTGCTCGAGTATTGGGCCTCCGACATCCTCGAGATTGCCGATGACGGTACGCTGGACACCATGAAGGGCCTCAACAAGTACGGCGACGAGGTCATGGTGCCTAACCATGCCAACGTCCAGCGGGACCGCCTGCGGATAGACAGCCGCAAGTGGCTGCTCAGCAAGCTGGCAGCCCGGACCTACGGCGACCGCCTCGATGTCGAGGTATCCGGGGAGGTGCAGCACCGGGTCGACATCACAGCCCTGTCAGCCCGAGAGAAGATGCGGCGCCTCGCCCTGTTCATGCTCGAGGATCAGGCAGCCGGCCAGATCATTGAGGGAACTGTAGACACAAGCACCGATGCCCCTGCAAGTGACTGAACTGCAAGCCGGAATCCGATCGACCGGAAAGGTTCCGGTCAGCCCGCCGAGCTCACCAAAGATCGAGGGGGGGGGTCGAAATATCGAGGGGGGCCCGCGACGAGCGAGAATCCGCGGAGGGTTGGGGCAGCTCCCCACACTTTTTGCTGTGAAAAAAAATGATGTTGGACGTTGATGCCATATATAGCTTTCACCGGCGTTTGGCGGTGTCGGATGTGGCGATCGACTACGCCCTGGACCGCGCTTATTTAGCGTCGTGCAGGCTCAGGGAGCCCGATCGTTTGCGCCGGGTGGCGGCCTTCGCTCGAGGGGAGATATGCCCGAAAAAAAAATTGGCGCCGGGTCTGGATCATTCTGAATATCGGCTGGTGCCGGGGAGGAGAGTGTGATGGGTGAATGGCAGACGGTCATCAATGACTGGCCACCGAACATCAACGAGATCCGTGCGGCGTTGCCCGAGGTGAGTGAGAAAAATATTTTTGCCTACGATGGCAAGATCTTTAATCCCAGTGGCGTGAAACTGGGTCAGGAGCTCCATGCGCATGAGGCGGTGCATTTCAAGCAGCAGGCCGCGATCGGTGTCGAGGCGTGGTGGGTGGCCTTTCTCAGTGACGAGGTATTCCGGCTGGCCCAGGAGATCCCGGCGCACAAGGCCGAATATCGCTGCTTTTGCAAATACAATCGCGATCGCAACGATCAGGCCCGTTTTCTGAGGAGTCTGGGGCAAAGGTTGTCGGCGCCGATGTACGGTGGGATCATTACGACCAACGAAGCCATGAAGCGAATCCGATGAGTGACGAACTGACAGACAAAATGCGCAAGATCCTCGAGGCCAACAAGGACAAGGACTTTGTGAAGCGCGTCATTGACTGGGACGAGGGCATCGAGCAGCCCTCGATTGATATGGGCAAGGGCATGAGGGGCACTCACATGATGGCCACGGCAGAGGCCGATGGGGTGCATTACGCCTATGCCACCATCCAGCGCGATGCCGAGGGCAATTTGCAGCGACTCGATCCGAGGGTGGCGTTCGACATTGCCATGGCCCAGGGCGAGGTCATTGCCTTTGATTCCGAGGAGGAGGCTGACGAGTTCGCGCGCAATTACAAAAAGGTCTGGGAGCCTGAACAACGATGACCGCAGAATCCGCTTTAATCGAGGAATTGCTCGGCCGCTACGACCAGCTCCCGCCTGAAAAGCAGGCCGAGATGGACAAGTTGGTGCAGGATCGCTCGACTGGCCGGCTGTGGTTTCCAACGCCGGGACCGCAGCTCGATGCGGTGAGATGTCAGGCCGATGTGCTGTTATACGGGGGCTCAGGAGGATCTGGCAAAACCGACCTGATTCTGGGCCTTGCTCACACCGAGCACCAGAAAACGCTGATTATTCGCAAGCATTACACGGATTTAACGGCACTGACTGACCGGGCCAAGGAGATCAACGGCACGGAAAAGGGCTACAACGGCTCGGCCCCGCCTCGCTTAAAAACCGTCGAGGGCAGGACCATTGATTTCGGCGGTATCGCAAAACCGGGCGACGAGGATCACTGGCAGGGCCAGCCGCACGATCTCCTCGCGGTCGACGAGGTGGTGCAAAATCGAGAAGCCGCGATTCGATTTCTCATGGGTTGGGTGCGCACATCCGAGGACGATCAGCGTTGTCGAGTGATCCTGGCGTCCAACCCGCCAACCACATCGGCAGGCGACTGGATCATCCCGATGTTCGCGCCGTGGCTGGATAACCGCTACGAAAACCCGGCCGAGCCCGGTGAGCTCAGATGGGTCGTGACCATGGTCAACGATGCAGGCGACAGCTTCGATCACTGGGTCGATGGGCCCGATGTCCGCATTCCATCAGGGAGGAATCACGACGATGGCACACCGAAAATGCTCATCCCAGAATCGCGCACATTCATACCGGGACGCCTTGACGACAATCCGTTCCTCGCCGCCGATGGAAAATACGCGGCCAAGCTCGACTCGCTCCAAGAGCCACTTAGGTCTGCTATACGCGACGGCAATTTCATGGCTGCCCGACAAGACGAGCCAGACCAGCTCGTCCCGACCGACTGGGTCATCGCCGCGCAAAACCGCTGGCAGGCGCAGTTTTTCGGTGCACCGCCGTTAAATGTGCCGATGTGTGCGATCGGCGTGGATGGGGCGAGTAAACGCGACGAGGCGGTGCTCGCACCGCGCTATGACGGCTTTTATCCAAGACTGATCGCAGTACCCGGCCATGAGACTCCACACGGCCGAGATCTGGCCGCACTGGTCCTGAAACACCGCAAACACTCTGCTGTTCCCGTTATCGACTGCGGCGAGCGCACTGGGGCCGAGGCGTATGCGCATCTCGAGGAGAACGGTGTCGATTGCCAGCGCCACGTTGGTATGGACAAGTCGCTCGGGCGCACCAAGGAAAAGATGCTCAAATTCTTCAACAAGCGCGCTGAGGTCTACTGGAAATTCATGGAGGCCCTCGACCCGGCCCAGGACGGTGGCTCACCGATCGCACTCCCCGATGACCCTATGCTGAAAGCGGATCTCACCACCCTCACATGGGAGCTGACGCCGAACGGCATCAAGGTGATGACCAAAAAGGACGCGGTCGCTGTGCTCGGCCGCTCGCCAGATCGCGGTGATGCGGTGGTGCAGGCATGGAGCTCTGGTCCCAGAGCAGTCACACATCTGCATGAGTGGCGAAAAGATCAGATCGCGGGTACGATGCTCGGGAAAATCAATCGCAGGCCGTCTGTCAATTTGGGACCAAGGAGAAGGAACCGATGAGTGGACTAAAAAACACCATGAAGCGCGCCACCAATTTAGGACTCGGCCGCGGCTACGCGACCAACGAGGAGCGCCGGCAGAAAGCGCGGGGCAAGATCACCGCCGCGAAAAATAAAATGTTCGCCTCAGCGCAGCTCCCCGACGAGGAGGAGATCCGCAGAGTCGAGCGCCGCAAGTCCGCGAAACGAAAGGGCTCCAGGGCCCAGACAGTGATGACCGGCCGGGATTCTCTGGGATGAAACCAGCCGACCTCGTAATGCGGGGAATGCAGCTCTACAACGAGCGCAAGGCGATGACGACCCTATGGCAGGAAATTGCGGAGAACTTCTATCCGCAACGCGCCGATTTTACTCTGACGCGCTACATTGGGGAGGAGTTCGCGGAGCACCTGTATTCGAGCTATCCGATCATTGTGCACCGCGAGCTCTCGACCAGTTTCGCCGCCATGCTCAGACCGCGCGCTAAAGACTGGTTCGCGATCGACGTCGACGAGTCTGACCAACTAACGCATCAGGGCAAGGAGTGGCTCCAGTGGGCCACCAAGCGCCAGAAGTGGGCCATGTACGATCGGCTCGCCTGTTTCATCCGGGCCACCACCGAGGGCGATGCGGATTTCGCCGCCTTCGGCCAGTGCTGCATCTCACAAGAGATCAACTGGAACACGCCCACGCCACATCTCCTGTACCGCACTTGGCATTTGCGCGATGTCGCATGGGCCGAGGACGAGACAGGCAAGATCGGTGAGATCTACGTCAAGTGGAAGCCGATGATTAAGCAGCTCGTCGAGATGTTTGGCGCTGATGCTTTGCATCCGAACGTGGCCCGGTGGGCCAACGGCATCGAGAACCTGCAGAAAACCGAGTGCATGAGGCTGGTCGTATCGACCGACCTGTATCGTGGCCAAGAGGAGCAGGGCACCGGCTTTCCGTGGATGATCGTCTACCTCGACGTTTTGAACAATCACATCATGTCCGAGCACGGCTCGACCAGTCGCGGCTTCACCCTGCCGCGGTGGCAGACCGTATCCGGTTCCCAGTACGCTTACTCCCCCGCAACCGTCGCTGGATTGCCGGATGCGCGTCTGTTGCAGGCGATGAGCCTGACATTGCTCGAAGCCGGCGAGATGTCGGTACGACCGCCAATGATCGCGACACAGGATGCAGTCCGCTCGGACATCCAGCTCTTTGCTGGCGGCATCACCTGGGCCGACCATGAATACGACGAGCGCAAGGGCGATGTATTGCGCCCGATCAATCAGGATCGCCGCGGTCTGCCGATGGGATACGACTCCCGCGATTCGCAGATGGGCCTGATCGCTGATGCCTTCTATTTGAACAAACTGACATTGCCGCCTCCTGAGGGCGACATGACCGCCTTCGAGGTGGGTCAGCGCGTGGAGGAATACGTCAGGGCAGCCTTACCACTATTTGAGCCGATGGAGCACGAATACAACGGCCAACTTTGCGAAGATACCTTCGACTTGCTTCTGCGCGCTGGCACCTTCGGCTCGGTCCAAGACATGCCGAAGGAGCTGCGGGGCCGGCAGATTCATTTCAAATTCGTATCGCCCCTGCACGACGCCATCGAGCGCAAGCAGGCGTCGGTATTCATGGAAACTGCAGGGCTCTTGGAGCAGGCAATGGCCATGGATCCAACGGCAATTTACAACGTCGACATGACCGCCACATTCCGCGATGCCCTCGAGGGTGTGGGCCTGCCGGCGAAAAACATGGTGCCGCTGGCTGAGGTCGAGAAGCAGGTCGCAGAGGCGCAAGCCCAAGCACAGATGCAGCAGGAAGCTGAACTCGCCAGAACAGGAGCGGAAGCCGCAAGGGATATGGGGCAGGCTGAGGCCAGCATGGCTCAAGCTGCCAACGCTGCATGACCGAACAGCGGGACAAGGTCTCGGAGTGCCTGCCGCATGAGAATCCGATTGAGCGGCCGGATTACACCGAGTTCGAGGTACAGGCGCTCCGGGCGCTTTTCGCAGGCAACGCCTCGGAGCGACAGCAAGTAGCGATACTGCCTTACATTTTACGAGCAGCCGGGACGCACGATCTGAGTTATCGCCCCGGCGACTCACACGCAACATCGTTTGCCGAGGGCAAGCGATTTGTAGGAACCACTTTGGTATGGATGCTAAAGTCGGCCCCGACAAGGACGGACCCCGACAAAATAGCAGCGAGAGAATTAGACGATGGCAACACCAGACCCGATAACAAACCCGGTAAGTGATCCCATTGAGCCTGACTGGTTCAAGGACATGGTCAACGACAAGACGCCGCCCGAGCGGGTCGAGTTCCTCAAGAGCTTCGACACGCAGGACGCCCTGATCGACTCTGCCCAGACCGCCCAAAACGCAAACTGGCGTGATGCCTTTGCCGGCGAGGACGATAAATTCAAGAGCCAGCTCGAGCGGTACTCGACGCCCGAAGATCTGGGCAAAGCATTCCGCGAGCAACGCGCCACCATCTCCAGTGGCAACCTCACGCCGAAGCCTGACGAGAATGCAACGCCTGATGATCTGGCTGCCTTTAGGTCCGCGAATGGCATCCCGACCGAGTCGTCTGGCTACCTCGAGAACCTGCCCGAGGGGCTGGTCCTGGGCGAGGATGACAAGGAGATCTTTGAGAACTTCGCAGGCGCCATGCACGAAATGAATGTCGAGCCGGCCGTCATGCACAAGGTCATCGACTGGTACAACGGCTTTGCCGAGGATCAGCAGGACGCGATGGCCGAGATGGACAATAGCCACCATCAGGAAACTGAGGATGCGCTGAGGACCGAATGGGGCAACGACTACCGGGCCAACATCAATCTGATCGGATCGCTTATCGAGACCACCTTTGGCGAGGAGAACGCCTCAGCCATCTTGAATGCTCGCGATGCCGATGGCCGCGCGATTATGAACATTCCCGGTGTGCTCGAGGGGCTCGCGTCTATTCAGCGCAAACTCAACCCGGTGACGCAGCTCGCCCCGAGAACGGGTGGCACCCCACAACAGACGCTTGACGACGAAATTGCTGACATCGAGAAGCTGATGCGCGATGATCGTGACAGGTACAACAAGGACGAGAAAACGCAGGCTCGCTACCGCGAGTTGCTGCAGATTCGCATTGACCATGAGGCCCGTAAAACGGCATAAGGAGCAGCACCATGGCATCACCACTACAGCCGCCAGAGAACATCGAGACTGACAACGACGCGCTGCCAGCCTCCGTCATCGACACCGGCCCAGTACAACCCGGCGATCTGATCGACTTCACGGCATAGCGCCGTGGGCAAGAAGGCGAAGGGACCCAAGGGGCCCCAAGGTGCCGCGGCCTATATGGCCAACCTCGAGCGGCGTGGCCTGACAACGGTCGTGGATGACACGCGGAAAAAGGTCGCTAAACGGACCAAGCGCACATCTGGCCGGGTGAAATCGGCTGTATCGGAAGCAAGGAGCTAATCTGATGCCGAAGAAATATGGATACGGAATGAAGCCAGCCAAGGCTTCCAAGTCGAAAAGCTACGGCAGGTCAAAGCGCAAGAAGTCGAAAATGCGCACGACCGTCAAAACGGTCATGTCGACCGCGAGGAGCTACTGATGGGCGGGATAGTCAAGAAGATTTTTAGGAAAGCCGACAAGCTCAAAGCAATCCCCGGCGCCGGCACGACCTCCAAGCAGGCCACTGGCATCGCATCTGGAGCTCGCGGATCCAACATCCCGGCGAACGAGGCGAACCTGAATCGACGTCCTGGGCGCCGTGGCGCTGACACCCCACTGGGTCCCGGCCGGCAGAGATTGTAGTGGCTGAGTCGGCCCCGATGACGACCTATGCTGGCAAGAAGCGCCGGCACCCGGCGAGTTATCGCAAGCCGCCAGCTCAGACGGTTTTCAAGAAAAAGAAAGCCACCACTGGCGGCACCAAGCACTCAGGCAGCATAAAGACGTCAGGAGGTATGTGATGGGCGGTCTACTCAAAGCAGGCAGCGGCTTCCGTATATTGAAAAAGTGGACCAGCTCGTCCCGGCCAAGAGAGGCCGACGCACTCGACAGGCTGGAGAACAGGGGCGCCGGCATGAGCGCCAAGCAGCGAGCGGCATTTCTGGCCAGAGAGTCGGCCAAGGAAACCTCAGGGAACGGTCTCCAAGCAAACACACCCTTGTCATCTCGATACGCCTAATGCCGTTCAAGAAGCGCGGAAAGAAGTACGTCAGCCCATCGGGCAAGACCTACACCAAGAAACAGGTCCGCGCCTACCATGCCACTGGTGGCTGGCGCCGCAAGGTTAAACCCAAGACACCCTTGTCATCTCGACACGCCTGAGTTAAATTCGGCACCACGACATTAGTCAGACACCCTGCCTTGGCAGCCCTGACGCTCCCCGGCTCCTGATGCCGAGGCCTGCGGCCCCTTACGGACACCCCGCAGCTCCAGCAAAGTCAGGCTACCCCGATCGTCGATAGATGGATCTATTAACTTATCTGGGAGAAGCCAAATGGCTGAAACAGCATTTCAAATTCAATACCGGCAGGAATTCATCGCCGCGTTTGAGCAGCACCAGTCACTCCTTCGGGAGAGCACCACGACTGAGGCTGTCATCAAAGGCAATCAGGCGACGTTTCTGGTAGCCGGGTCTGGCGGTGCGACCGCCAAAACGCGCGGCGTGAACGGGTTGATCCCGGCGCGCGGCGATGACCTTGCTCAGCCAGTCGCAACACTGGTCGAGTGGCATGATCTCGTTCGCAAGACGGATTTCAACATCTTCGCTTCGCAGGGCAACCAGCGCGCGATCATGCAAATGACCTGCCTCGCCGTCATCAATCGTAAGATTGACCAAGACATCATTGGCGAGCTCGCAACCGGCACCATCAACACTGGCGCAGCCGCCGCACCTACGCTGAACCTCTGCCTCGAGGCTAAGACTCGCCTCGGTCAGGCTGACGTTCCGTATGACGGCCGCATCACCATGTTGGTCACGCCGAACTTTGAGGGCGTGATGCTGACACTGGCATCGTTTACCTCTCGGGACTTCACGCAAAACGGCCCGATCGACAATGTGCCGCAAGCGTGGCGTGATCGCCAACAGACGTACAAGTGGCTCGGAATGAACTGGATCGTGCATCCAGATCTGCCGGGTAACGCGACGGCTGACGGTGATTGTTTCGCGTATCACCAGAACTCGATCGGCCATGCTTACAACGCCGACAACATCGAGGCGCGCGCGGGGTATGACGAGGAGCAGGACTACAGTTGGTCTCGCTGCTCGATCTACATGGGCTCACAACTGCTGCAGAACAGTGGCGTCGTCGTCGTGAACGTAATCGACAACACGCTGATTGTCTAAGGCTGAGGAGAATTTAATATGGCATACGCAGCCAACAATCTGAACCTTTGCGCTCCTCGAGTGGGAGAAGGCGAAAACCTCGCCAACGCAGGCTGGAGTTCTGCGATGTGGGTGTACCGTGACAGTGGTGGCGATAACCTCGCGACCATGAGCGCGGACGACTACATCACGGATGGCAACGATCAAGGCCTTCGGGTCGGTGACATCATTGCCTTCGTCGAGACCGCGGTGGACGCCAGTTGGGCGATCGTTGACACGATCTCCGCAGCCGGCCTCGTTGCGGTGACGTTGTTCAGCAACCCGTAAGTTTGACGTAGCCAATAGTCAGGCGCGACAATGCGAGGGCGAGGCTCATCCGGGTCTCGCCCTTTCTTGTCACGGAGACTGAAAAATGTCAGAGACAGCAACCGCAGAAAAATTACCCGAGCAGGACGCGGAACAGCCTGAGGCTGTCACCGCGAAGCCGATTACCGAGGGCCGTATCGGCCTCGAGGTCGAGAAATCAAACCGCTGGCGCGTCGATGTCCCGATGGGCGTCACTCCTGAGGATTGCATGAAGGAAACCTTCTGGCAGCACGTTGCCATTAGGCTGCGACCGGGCGACGAGATCGTCTGTCTGCCCGATAACATGGCATGGAAGCTGGTCCTGCACGTAGTTGGTGCCGGCCGTCTTTACGCTCACGTTGTCCAAGAGGAGCTCTACGAGCTGGCCCCACTGGAGGCTGCTATCAAATTGCCCTCGATCTATGAGGTCAAGTTCACTGGTACGCATCACAAGTGGGCCGTCATTCGCGAGAGCAAGCCTCTCAAGGACGGTTTTGAGACCGAAGGACTTGCTCGGCGGTACGCGCAGAATCACGAAGCTGCCGTACAACGATAAGCCGATCAAGGATTGAACACAGGCGCAGGGATGCGCCGGCCTGGAGTAAGACATGACTGACAAGCTCTCG